CCATGAGTCACACCAGCCTCCGTCTCCAAAAAAGCATCTATGGGTACAACCTGTTGTTCTAACTGCAATAGTTGGTCGTCCAAATCTTGAACCTTCTGATTGTACACATCTATATACTTCTAATACTGGGAGTACTTTGTTATAATCTTCTATTCTTTTCATTTTTTTTAAATTACGATTTGTCGATAATTCTGACATTACAATTGGTAACATTTATCTTGTATAAAATATGTTTTGAATTATAGATAACATTTCACTTATTATAAGTAAAATCATTGAAATAACCAAATTAAATGGAATAAATGAATATCCAATAATTCTGAAACCTGTTTTAATATATGAAAGTATCATATTTTTTTTAGAATTAGGTGTGTAATTATTATTTGTAGTTTTCCACAATGGCATCTTCTTATTACTAGAAAAGTATGTGCCGCGTCTTGATTCTGTTATTCCGTCACTCATATTAATTTATTTATTTTATTATTGATAACTTGCAGAATTTCGTTCATGTTCATATACTTCTACTTTACTAGCTCTTACTCTACCATTAGTTTCCTTAATCAAAAAGTCATTAATAATTTTGTATAAAAACTCAGCAAACTTCTCACATCCGGTATCATCAATAACTCTTAACTGAATAATACCCTGTGCATCCATCATTCGAAATGAATCTAACTCTGGATCGTCGTTTGCTATAATAACCGTATGATCTAATAACCAGGCAAAATAATCTTTTGGGGCATATCCATTTATTTTATTTTTAGATCGTTTCATTCCCCCAAAATCAAACACCCAATTTCGATGATCTAATTCTCCTTCAAACCATACTCGAAATGATATGGCATATCCATGTAGATAACTACAATGCGTTTCGGTTGCTTTCCATTGTCGGAAACATGTTGAATATCCGTCAAATAATTTTGTTGATGTAAATTTAGCCATTATATCCTTTTACGAATTCATAATATTCTGATCTTGTTGCTGGGTCATCTTTAAATGCTCCGGTTAATTTGCTAGTCTTCATAGAAGCACCACCATGTTTCACCCCTCTGCATGATACACAATTATGGGTAGCATCAATCATTACTGCTACTCCTTTATTATCATTAATAATAGTGTCAATTGAATTGTGTATTGCAACTGTCAATTGTTCCTGGATAGCGCCACGTCTTGCAAAATGTTCTACTAAACGATTTAGTTTACTTAATCCAATTACATTGCTATCATCTCCTGGAATATATGCTACATGTACTTTACCCATAATTGTTTGATGATGATGTGAACACATCGATGTCAAAGGAATACCTCCTTCAAATACCATACCGTCATAGCCATCGCTCGGAAATGCAGTAATATTAGGAGCACCGTTATATCTACCAGCCCATAAATCATTTACATATGCTTTTGCTACACGATGTGGAGTATTATCTGAATTTGGATCATTTCTCCAATCACACTTAAGTGCATCTAAAAACAAACCAAATGCATTTGCTGCAGCATTAATCATTGTAGCCTTTTGCTCATCAGTAAGAGTACCGCCTGGTGCTACTCCGTTTGCAAATCCTTCACGGACTAATTCTATAGTTTTATTTGTTGTCATATAACCTTACTAGTTTTTTATTACTATTATATTAATATAATAATATATTTTATTTAATTTTCAAAGTATTTTCGCCTTTTTTATGTTTAGGCTCATATGGACAGTGCCGGCATCCGTTGCCACAGCAATGTCCTCTACGTGTATGATAACTAGATGTCATTACCCGATTACCATTCTCGTAGTAAAAATCAGTAGGAAAGAGCTTGTTTCCAAACTCTTTCACGTACTGCTGATATATCCAATCCGTTTCCAAATTGACCATCACTTACTTTCCTTCTGCTACTGATGCTTTTCTGTAATCTGTAACTAGTTTCTTAAGTTCACCAACTGCTTTTCTTGCTTGTTGTTGTGACTTTTTTGTTGTTCCGTTATGCTGAGCTTCAAACTCATTCCATAAACTCAACATCGATTCAAATAACTCTTGTTTGTTCATCGTACTTCTTTTTTTAGTTAATAAATATATTTTACTGGTTATGTTATTTCGCAAGCGCCACCAGCACACGCTAATTCTCCTGATAAATCGGTATCGTCATCTAATTCTACAATTTTAGATAAGTCAACGTCTTTTAATGTTGTTAGCATTTTATTATATGTTTCTATATCACAATCTTCAAATGGAGCCTGTACATATGTGCCACCGTTATATGGTAATACTGATAATCCATTGTAATGTTCTCTATTTTTCCACATCCATTCACCAGCTAAATCCCATTCATCTTCTTTAAGTGAAACAGTCGCTGATACATTATGTGTATTATTACCTGTACGGTGTCCTGGCTTTACCCATTCTAAATGAACTTTCTTTATTCTATCTAAAAGCTGAAATGGGGATTCTGTTCGCATAATTGCTCCAATTGGTGCCTTTTGCGGAATACTAATTACAGCCGTATCGTGTGGTCTAAAATATTCATCTTCAATTAGTTCTGGATGATTAATTGATAGATATGTATATATTGCTTCATTCTTTCCAACTCGTACGCGTCTAATATAATAATCATTGTGCCATGCATGAATTCCTGAGCTAGTTCCTAATGCTAATGAAGTTGTTCCCGCAGGCTTAACTGTGGTTGTTCTTGCACTCTCATTAATTCCTAAAATTTCTGCTACTCTAGAATTTTCATTTTTAACTATATCTGCTGCTTTAGTCATATCATACCCTAATACAGTTCCTGATCCAATTCCTGTCATTGATACGCCTATCAAAGCATCCTTTTCGGTTGTTCTCTGCCATACTGGTCTTAGATAGTGGAATTCAGTATATCCTGCTTGTAACGTTCCAATAAATGCAGCTGCTTTAACACGGTTTTCAAAATCTTCTTGTGAGTCAATATCCGAAGCATTTACTTCACATAAGTTACAGAATTGAAATGGTCTTAGTGCAATCTCACAACATGGATTAGTTCCCCAATCTTTGTCATTTGTTAAATATATACCCGGCTCGCCTGCGCCTGATAATTCTACCCGTTTCCATAGATCCATAAAAAAACCTTTTGTTAATTTATGTCTCATCAATGCCGCAGAGTTATTTGCTCTACCTCGTTGTGGATTCGTTTCCCACCAGTTGCCTGACTTACATGAAATCATCTCTTCATCGTCAGCACTAAATAAACTAATTAATGCAGCACGTCTAATACCACCAGCTAAAACAGCGTCGGCTATATGACATATAATATCGTGAACTTCGATTGGAGATAATGAGTCACCGATTTGTTTTGAGTCTAATATACCTTGCACTTTAATCAGGCACTCTTTAAGAGGTTGCGGTCCTGGTGCTTTACCTCCTGATGTAATTAGTCGAGCTCCTTTTGGTCTAATATCAGAGAAATCAAATTTTAATTTTGATGTGCCTTGAAAATAACTTTTTACTAGTGCCTTAACTGCATCAGCCCATCCTTCTATTGAATCCGCAATAAGAAATCTTCTTGTTCTGTCTAAATTTGGTTTTCTAATTTCAGGTAATTTGTCTACATGATGTTTTTGTACTGAATAACCAACTCCGGTACCGCCTAACAATAAAAACATCGTTTCGCCAAACGCTCGATAATCATCTATAGGAAGATATGCACAGTTATAAATTCTATTTGGGGAGATTTCAATAGGTTTGCCGCCAAATTGCAATGACCTCATTGATGGTAGTACTTTTTTTGCATAAACATATTCATATGCTTCCGTTATCTCGTTGCGTAGTTTAGGATATTTTTCTATGTGCATATCCTTATTACGTGTTACTAATTCATCCCATGTTTCACGGCGGTTCACGGATGGGATATACTTGGCATACTTCATATATACCGTGATATCACTTAAAATTTTGTTTGAAATCTCCATTTTGTAATCTCTTTTTTCTTTAATTAAACGATTTATTTTTAGACAAAAAAAGCCCGGGGTGTAACCCGGACGTGCTTTTATATAAATATGACATCATCCCAATGTTCCACCCAGATCTTTAAACTTTTGTGCAAGATTTTTTTTCACAATATTTTCTCCCGTTTTCATTACCTGAGTCGTTTGTTTCCCTTGTGCAGTTTGTGGCTCAAAGAATTGAAATTGTCCATTATTTGTATTTATTTTACATGGCAATGTAACACCATCTGGCCCAAATCTATTTTTAATTACATGTCCTCTACCAGTACCTGACATTTTATCTTCTACTTTTCTAGAAAGTGACATTAAAAAGTCTGCTACCATTACTTTACCATATGATGACGCAATTTTGTCGGCTTCAATAACATCTTCTTCTAATGCAGATCTACCTGCTTGAGATGCAGTCCATACTGGTATTTCGTATTCGCCAGCCATACCTCGCATTTCTTCATATAATTCTTCTAATGCTTCATGTTTGTCTTTTTTGGTATTTACCTTTAAAAGATCTCCATAATCTATAATAATTAGATCCGGATTATTTCCTAGCATTATAGTTTTTTCTATATGAGCTTTAATACCAATAACTCCTATAGATTTAGTTGGATAATGTTTTATGATTAATTCGCCTTTTAGTTTATCTATTTTATCCTGAATGTCTTCTTGATAATTTTTTAGATTTTGCGCGTTAATACCTGTTACTACTGAGTCATATCGCTGTCCTACGTAATTCTCATTAAGCTCTAATGTATAGTGAATAACAGTTTTACCTGCTTTTACTGCATTAGCTCCTATATTAATAAGCAACCATGATTTACCAATTCCAGCTGGTGCCATTACTACACCTAATTCTCCTGGAGCAAGACCGCCGTCCATTAAATCGTCAATAACATCCCACCCAGTTGTCATAGTATCCCGGGCTGCTTCGTCATAACGCAAAGACACGGTATCTTTATACTCTAAGCCAATATCAGTGTCAGCTCCTGCTTTCATAGCACCGTCAATTTTGCTTTTAATTTCGTCATAATTACCCATCTTGAGTAATCCAACACTATCCATTATTGCTCTTTTAATTTCTTGATTCTTGCAAAATTTGAGTATTTCGTCTTTAACAAATGTTAAATCGTCTGACTCCATAAATCTAAAAACGTCTTTGAGTTGTTCTAATATGGCGGTTTTAAGCACGTCATTTTCAATACCCGTAACTTTAACTTTTAATACGTCCTTTGTCGGAGGTGTCTTATATTCTCGGAAATGATCTAATATAACTTCTAATAACCAACTGTTAGCATCTGACTCAAAATAATCTGCTTGTATAATATCGGTAATTTGTTGTAAAAATACTCTATCCGTAAACATTGCTGCTAAAACTTTTACTTGGAAGCTCCAGCCATATTCACTTAATTTATCTGTCATAATAGATAATAATAAAAATTATAATAAAATCAAATCATTTATGTGTTTGTTTTGCATATGCATCTAACGAAAGCCATGTTCGAGTCAACCAGTCTGGTAAATTCTTCATTACAGCCCACATTTTATCTTCATAAAATAATCTTTGAAACTCAGCTCTATTTAAATCAGATACTGGTTCTGACATTATTCCTCTAATTTTAGAAGATACATTTGCAGATATATCTAATAATTTTATATCCATGAGTTGCCAATTTTTAATTAACGTTTCGCGGTTGTCTAAAATCTTTTGATATTTTTTTGTTTCTGTTAAAAGTTGATTACTTTTTTCAAATAACTCTTCTAACGTAACTTGTTTTTCATGTACGATTTCTGGAATAAGTTTTAAAATAGTCTTTGGACCTATACCAGTTACACCAGGAATATTATCTGATTTATCTCCCGTAAATGATCTATATAATACCATATTACTAGGATGTACACCAAACTCATCTATAACTGCTTGGGTGTCATACATTTTCTTTTTAATAGGAGACCATACTTGTATCCGGTCGTCTACTAATTGATAGAAATCTCTATCGGTAGAAACAATTGTAATTTTTTTACATGTTTCATTATACATTTGTGCAATATAAGCAATAGTATCATCTGCTTCTATGCCGTCCATTGCTAGAAAGGTTACTGGTAAATTATCTAAATATGAAACTAATCTACTAAATTGTTTTCTCATTGACTCTTGTTCATCTTCTATACTTGTTTCGTGATGATCGAATCTTCGAAGTTTAGTTTTATTAGCTCGATTTGCTTTATAACCTTTATAAATTTTTCTTCTCTTAGCGTTACCGCCTCTTCCGTCAAATGCAATTACACATCTACTAGGTTTAAAGTCTCTAACAGTTTTACCTACGGAATACAAGAATCCAGTAATACCACCAATATGGTCACCGTCTTCATTATATGCAGGCGTTGCCCCAAAACTTCTAATAAAGGTATTGAGCCCGTCAAATACCATGATATGATCATTAGCATCCTTCGGGCTCGTTTCCTTTTCTTTTTGTAACTCTTTAAATAATCTTTGATACTTATTCATTATCCTTCTTCGTCAATTACTTCTTCATCGATAACAACATCATCGATACCTCCGTCTATACCAGCTTGATATTTGAATATATAAGCGTCGCAGATTCTTTTGTATAACCTTTCTTTTGCTTCAGGGTTTTGCATTACCTTACTAACAAAATCTTTGCTTTGGAACTTCATTTCTCCATGAACTTCTCCAGTTTCATGATCTACATCTTCTAATGTGTACCATGCACCTGCTTGTTTAACCAATTTGAATTTCTTCATCAAATTCAACCAACCTCCGAAGTTGTCAATACCACTATCATAATAGATTTCATAATCGATCTTACGATGTGGCGGTCCCATACGGTTCTTGACTACCTGCACACTGGTTTTACTACCCACTACTTGCTCTGCTCCATTAACTGTTGCTTTAATCTGACCGGTATTTTTTAATCTTAGTCTGACAGATGCATGGAAAGGAATTGCCTTACCACCTGCAGTTGTCCATTGATCTCCAAATGACACCCCCATTTTAACTCTTAGTTGATTAGTAAAGATCAAACAGATTCTCTCTCGGGCAATCCAATTTGTAACCTTTCGCATTGCTTTAGACAATATGATTGATTTGGAAGTTGCATATCCATCTTTATCATATTCTGCTGCTAACTCAATCTTTGTAGATGCACCCATTATGGAATCAACTACAATTGTTACTAATCTGTCTTTGTCTGATTTACGTACACCGTCAACGATAGTTTCAATCGTTTCAAAGATTTCCTCTACCGTTTCTAGTGGTACATATAACATGGTTTTCAAATCGGCTCCGATTGCAGTCAAGAATTCTGAACTAGTAGCTGACTCAGTATCAATATAAACTGCTAAACCTCCCTTTTTCTGCGTTTCTGCTAAGGTATGTGCTGCTAGCAATGATTTACCCGACGCTTCTAACCCTGTTATTTCGGTTATTCTACCAACAGGAAATCCTCCTTTAGGTCGATTAGATATTGCTAAATCCAATGAATCACATCCAGACGATATCCACTCTTTTACATTACTAGGAGAATCATCATCGCCATCTAAAAAGAATGCAGTCTTTAGTGTCTGTCCTTTGAATTGTTTATTTATACTATCAGCTAATGTGTTTGCTAATGCATCTTCCAGTTCGTTCTTGCTTTTGCCTTTTTTCTTTGCCATTGAAGTCCCTACTTGTTAAATAAATCGTTAAATGCTGATGCTACATCTGTTTGCTTTTCTTCGGTCTTTGTTTCCGTAGTTGCGTTATCAGTGCTAGGTGCATCTGTTGTTGAGCTAGATGATGTGCTAACGTCTGAACTGTCATCGTCTGGATTCATCCAATCTTTAAGAGCTTGTTCTAACTCTTCATAAGTTGGTTCTGGGAAGATATCAGTGATAGTTGGCTGATTCATGATCTTTTCTGCAATTGATTTGTCTTCAGTTGCTGCTGATGTATTAGGTTTAACACGAATAGCAGTTTTAGGATATCCTCCACCTTCTGCTGGTGTAAACTCTACATCAATATCACGGCCATTTAATAGATCGGTGATATCACCATAATCTGGATCAGAAACAATTGAAAGCAATTCAGTGTAAATTGTTTTACCAAATCCCCAAAACTTAACGCCTTCGGATTCTTTACCTCTTACGATAACCGGAACATATGTTCTCATTTTAGGTTCGATTTTACGACCCATTAGCCATTCATCTTTGTCACCAGTCTTTTTTAGTTTTTCTGCAAATTCAACTACTGGATCCGCATTACCGAATGATACCGGTGATAGCATTGATCTTTTAGCAATGTCATAATGAAAATACAATTCTAAGAATGGATTATCTTTGCGATGAACATACGGCACGATTCTTACACGTGTCTTACCAGCTTCTGGTTTCCAAAGATTGTTTCGACGATCGTTGTTGTTGTTTAATTGATTAAGTTTTGCCTTGATGGCGTCTAAATTAAGTCCCATTTAAGTCCTTTTTTTGTTAAGTTATTAATTTATGTTATTTATTAATTATATATTAGATAATTAAATCGTTAAGTCCAAGTAATTGTTTAAGTTTTTTATTATTTTTTTATAAGCCTTGTTTGCTTAGATATTCTTGTATCCACTGATCATTTATTCCATACTTATCAGCAATATCGTCGTCTTGTATGTCGATTGATATAACGTCACCATCTGCATCTAACATAATTGTGATATCAATTTCATCGTTATTAATATTTATACTACAATCAAATTTTATATCAGACACCATTCGTGTTATGTCAAATCTAGAACCACCGTCAATATTATTGTCTTCAATATATGCTTCAATATCTCCTAGAGTTTCTTCTACAAATTGAGAATCTAATACGCCACTTTTTTGAATAGACATATTTGAATAGTTTAAATCAACTTCTGCATAGTTAACTATAATGTCTATATTTTGCGTTTGAGAATTTCTACCTATTATTTGTAAAATTTTAGCTACATTGGGATTAGTATTAATAGAATTTACTATTTTATATGCTTTAAGTGGTTTTTGCTGTTTAATAGCTAGAAATGCTCTATGATTACCATCCATAACTTCGCCGTTACTATCTATTGTAATAGGAGGCATTTTTGATAGGTCTACGTTTCTAGGATCTGAATCTGTGTCTCTAAAATATTTTTCTACTTTACCGTTAATGTAGTCTTGGTACTTTTTTTCTCTATCATTTATTAATTGCGGATCTAATTTAAGATCAACATAGTTAACAGATAAAGGTCCTTCTAATTTAGATTTATCTATATTAAAAATAAATCTTTTAAATTCAGCGTATGAATCATTTTTATAATTATAATCTAACAATTCTTTTTGTTTAGGAAACATCTGAATCAATAAATCATGAATTTGTTTCGCCTTAACTGGATCACGCAAAACATTACCTATCTGATTAAAATCAGATTTTGTCATTTGGTTTTCAGTTAAAAGTAATGTTTTTAATCGTATCATATTATTAATATATTATATATAATAAATATCAAACTACCAAGAAACCTTCTTGAAAAATAATAAATCAACAACACGATAATTGTCATCATCAGTTAGTATAAATGAATTACGATAGTTGGTCCAATCAACTTGAAATGTTTTATCTAATACCCCATTATTCACACGACGAATAATTGCATTAAGAGCATTAACTGTGTATAACGTGTTAGTTTCTTTTTTTCGGTGAATACTAATAGTATTCTGTCCTCTTGTTTCTGATGAATCTGCGTTATATGTGCAATATAACTGAGATGGTAATTCAGCATTAGAAAACACAAATATTCTTTGTTCTGGTATAGTATAACTTTGTTGTATGTAGTCAGTTATAATATTTAAATCTGATTGATGTGCAAATGTGCACAGTAGTTGCGTTCTCACTATTATCCCTGTCCTTGTATGTATTCATATCCTTGTGATGATGGTATATTTTTCTGCACAAATCTATATCTACCCTGCGACACCACATCAATAGCAAAATCTTCTGCCAGACCAATATGTGGTTGTGGGTTTCTATAATTATACCAAATTAAACCTAATATACTATTAAAGAATGTGTTTTTAACAGTATTTAAATCAAATAAAAAGTTTTGTGGATTTTTTATAAATTCATGTCGTTCTACACGCTTAAACCATATAACAATATTTGAATTAACATCATCAACAGGATCTCCAACAAAAACGTCAGCTGCAGTATCTTCGCCGGCTGATAATTCTATTTCTTCTACATCCTCATCAGATATCCAATATGACTTTTGCTTTCCATCGGTATTAACCGTTAATCTTGTATCTTTTACTGTTGTATCTAAATTTGTTTTATAGAATACGTCATGTAATTCTTTGAATCCCTCATACCAGTTATGCATTGCTGATTTTTTCCATTCAAATGATGCTAATTTATCTGGGTCTATAACTGACTCAAATCTTGTTTCAAATATACGAATTAGTTTTTTTAAATCTTCTGCGGATTCTGGATTTACTAGATGTTTTAATGATTGATATGGATCTCCAATTTGTGAAACTGGTACAACTATATCTTTATAAAAATCTTTTATTTTGTTTGTTAATGCATATTTTGATGAGAGGCCTGCTTTTGCTGGGTCAAACTTTCCTGACTTTAATTCTTTAACTTCCCATTCACCTGCTGGCATAACAATATCATGTTGTGCAGTACCGCCTGGCATCGACTCTTTAACTCCTAATAGTATTGATATTTCACCATTACCCATTCCTCCACGAGCGCCACCAACATTTACTAAAAAGAATTCTTTAAATGCCTTCCACCCCTCAGCTACGAATGAATCTATACTATGCTTTCTGAAATTATTATCAAATAATACTCGATCATCATTATTTAAACTAGTATATACAGCCATGATTTGGTCTACTACTGGTGCTGGTAATTTTAGTTTGCTAGTTAATACAGATTCGACGTCTAAGATATTTGATTCATCTTCTTGTTCAGACAATCCTTTCGCTTTTCGGATAATTGCCATTCGTTCTGTTTCAGATAAATCAGTCATTTCAATTAATACACGATCTAGTTCTTGATAATCTGATTCAGAGTCGGGATATCCTTTTGGTAATCGATATGTCCACTCTGTAATTAAAGAATTTATATTCATAACGTAATTGTTCTCATTTTATCATAAATATCGCCAACTTTACATTTCACCGGGAAATTTCCTTGTTCTAACAAGATTTTTAATTCTGGTAAAATGCTCTTGGCTTCTGATAATGGAACATCGAACAATACGGAGTCATATGTATATAATATTATACATGTTTTGTGATCTTGCAAATAGTCTTGAAGTTCTGATAATTTATTAACAGATACTTCTGTTTCAGTGGCTTGTAAATAATAATTAAACAATTTAAATAAAGTCATATTAGTAACTTGATCTTTGCATATACTACGACCAATTATTGGAGTTTTAATACATCCATTTCGTTTCCACTTTTCCCATAAACTAAACACAAAATCATTTACTTGCTGAAAAAATGGAATACTTAAAAACTCTTTGTCAATACCTCCATATAAAAGACGAAATGTTATTGATTTACTTTCATTTCTTTGTTCGTCAGTTAATGCATCTGTGCCAAAATAGAATCGGCCAAGATAATCATGTATACTTGTTTCGGGTAAATCATATCCGATTAGTTTCGCAATTAACCTAACATGGTAACTATCAAAATCCATTTCAATTAAAGCACCATTATCAAAACGACTACAAAAAGCAGATCTAGTACCATCTTCTTTGTTCATAGCAGCATAATTGAATCCACCGAAGGCATTACTTGGTCGACCGGTTGTGGTATGATAATTGTATTGTGAGTATACTATACTATCATTAACCTGATCAGGAAATTTAAAGTTATTATTAACTTGTAATCCATTACTTTCTATTTGAGCAAATGTTTTAGGATATAAATTATTAAATTTTAAATATGAATCAGTTAATTTTGCATTCATACACATTGGCCAAGAATAATGTCGTATCTTTTGACACATTGCCAAATGTTGCTGCATTGGAATCACTGCATTTACTTGTTTAAGAGATTTCAATCTTCTCCAATAAAATTCATGTGCTGCGGTTGGATAATGATTCTCATCATAGGCTTCATTATAAGTGTACCACCATAAACTCTTAACGTCCCATACGGCATTGTTTCCGCCCGATTGTAACCATCGCTTCTTGTCGTGGATAAATATATCATTTAATGATAAGAACTGTTCTACGTATTCGGGAAAGCCCCTTATCTGTTCAGTGTGGTGTATTGGGATTATCCATTCACTCTTATCTTCACAATAAACGTAGATTGCATATATATCTTGAATACATGTATGTGATGTTGAGTTTGCATAGATAGGAACTAACAATGTCTTGCAATCTGCAATTATTTGCAAACACTTCGTTACATCAGATTCATAGTCCACTATCATATAACATATAATAGTAAAAATTTATTAGGAATCCAATCCGTTAATATCTTTTGGAGTTACATTGTCATTATCAACATAATACTGTAATAGATCTGTAAAATATAAAGATATACCAGGTACTGTGATTTCTGCTGTTTGTAATTCTTTGTAGTTATTGCTCTGTACACCCGGAATTGTTATGTTGCCTTGTTGAGTATCATTGATATTTCCTGTAATATACCATTTAAATTTAACGGCTAAATACAATACCGGATCAATATCCTCTCTAGTATACATATCATATGTATCACTATTAACTTCATAGAATACATTGTCATTGGCTCGTTTAATTATGAATCTATCAACATATCCTTTATTAATATTTTCTTTGGTAATTGCAACGTTGTATGTGTTAAATGATTTATAATCAATTTCTATATCAGAAATTTTATTGTACTCAATAACAGACTCTGATTGTTCTTTGTATTTAATTAATTTTACTGATTTATTTTTGTCCCATGTTGGTTGTGAATATATTTCACCTGTTGTGTATTTATGATATAATCCAACATACTCCACATTATCAGTAGTCATTAACTCCTGACCAGTAGTATATAAATTATTAACTATTTCATTGGCGCTATAATATGACTTTATTCTCATTGTGTGAAATCTATTCTAGGTCTCATTATGCATTGTATTCCGGTGTTCCATTCACCGGTTGATGAGACACTATGGTTTATTCCGATGATACAAAATACAGTGTTATTAGTATATCTTTTTGGTAATCCAGAAAATTCTAAAACATCACCATATCTAAAACCATTTACTCCTTCAACTGTAAATGATGCATCAAACGGTATGACTGGTGCTTTTAGATTAACGGAGTCTTCTAAAGATGATTTAGGATATTGAATGTATTTTTGCAAACTAGTATGTAATTTTGTTTGATTTTTACTTTCATCCATACCTTTACCATATAATGCTATAGATTCAGTTAATTCACCCAAATATTTTGCATTGTTATCTTTATAAGACTGTTTAATTTTATTCAGTGTTTCAGCATTTGTTATATTTGAAACTGTGTCATTTCCGTTTGCATCACGCCGGGTCTGTGTTGCACTATACATGTATGATAAGAATGGAGCTATTTCTGATTCTGATATATCTGCAGGATTTTGATTTAATACATATGCTAAATTAGATGCATCACTAGGTAGTTTACCATTAAATGAAAAGTCTTTAACAATAGTACCGGCCTCGTTATTTGCAAACATTGGCACATTAAATGCTTTAGGAACATTGCTAAATGACTTAACGTTGTTACTGTCATAATACAGTAGTCCATTTTGATTTTCTGGATCAGTGATTAATTTTAAATCATAAGCTCCGCCTGATGCATAATTTATTCTTGCAGATATTCGTTGTAAAAACTCAGCAACGGTGTATATTTCTTCTTTCGCCATTGCTGTTATTATTTGTTCAATAATTGTAGTTGATATGTATATTAATGTGCAATATGATTCTGGGTTCTCGTTATCTGATTTGAAAAACTTAGGTTTTTTACTGTCTAAATCACCATACCAAGTAAAAGAACCATAATTATCTTGACCAGGAAAGAACACGGACAATGGTTCTGCAGATACTAACTTTTCATAATATTTAGATGTACTTATTTCTCGATCGAAAACAATTTCAACATTTCCAACTACTGGAGCTGCTTTTGGCAGTATGAACTCATTAACAAAATTTATCAGTGCTTTCAATGTAATATATTTCATTGACTGCATATCTGATTTTGGGGCTCCCCAAATATAACTAACATCTTTTAATTTAGTATCAGTTTCATCA